TGCAGCCGCTGGCACCCGACAAGGTCACGCCGAAGCTCACCCAGGCCGGCGGGCTGGAGTTCGTCGTGCAACTACCGGACGGCAAGAGCGAGGACGTGCCGCAGGCCAAGATGCACTGGATCAGCGGCCTGATGGGCCACGCCCTCAAGCCGCTGACGCCGATCAACCAGTGCAAGGAGTCGATAGCCCTGGAGATCGCCGCAGAGGAGTTCGGCGCCGCGACCTTCGGGTCCGGGGCGATCCCGAACGTGGTGCTCAAGCGCAAGGGTCACTTCAAGGACCAGACGGCGCTCGATCGCTTCCGCGAGACCTGGACCAACGCGTTCCAGAAGAGGCGTGGCACGGCTGTGCTGGAGGACGACCTCGACATGGAGGTCGTGCAGATGACGAACGAAGACAGCCAGTTCCTGGAGACTCGCAAGTTCCAGCGCACCGTGATCGCCGGCGCGTTCGGCGTGCCGCCGCACCTGATCGGCGACCTGGAGCGCGCGACCTTCTCGAACATCGAGCACATGAGCCTGAACTTCATCATCCACCTGCTGCGGCCCTGGTTGACCAACATCGAGGCCGCCATCGCGCGCGATCTGCTGACCGAGCGCGAAGTCTTGGAGGGCGTGCAGGGAAGATTCGACACCAAGGCGATGCTGCGCGGCGACGCGAAGTCAACGGCCGAGGCGCTGCAAATCGAGCGGCAGATGGGAATCATCAACGCCAACGAGTGGCGGGAAATGACCGACCGCGACGCCCGCGAGGACGACGGTGGCGACGACTACATGACGCCGCTGAACTTCCGCCTGGAGGACATCAACGGCATAAGGTCGACCGAACCAGCACCGGCACCAACGCCCGACCCATAGCGCCGCGGCGCGCGCTGCGTTAAGATTCCGCCCGGTACAGGAGCACACGATGTTCGAAGTGAAGCGCGGTCGCGCGTTCGAGATCAAGGAGGTCGCAGACAGCGGCGCCATCACCGGCTACGGATCGGTGTTCGGCAACGTGGATCATGGATTCGACGTGGTCGAGCCTGGCGCGTTCGCGAACTCACTGAAGGAGCGCGGCCTGCCCAAGATGCTGTGGGGTCACGCGTGGGACGAGCTGCCGATTGGCAACTGGACCAGCGCGAAGGAAGACGACCACGGCCTGCTGCTGAAGGGCAAGCTGGCCCTGGACATCCAGCAGGGTGCGGAGACGCACTCAGCGTTGAAGACTGGATCGGTCGAGGGCCTGAGCATCGGCTACATGCCGGTAGCAGGTGGGATCGACGTCGACCGGGCCGGCGTGCAGCACCTGAACGAACTGGATCTATTCGAGGTATCCGTCGTGAACTTTCCGATGAATGAGCTTGCCAGAGTTGAGTCTGTCAAGGATCGGATCGACGCGGCGGAGAACCCCAGGCGTGTACTGGCAGGGATTCTGCGACAAGCAGGATTCAGCCGCACGTCGGCCGAGGCGCTGGTCGCCGCCGGCTACGACGGCCTGTTGGCCCTGCGCGATGCAGACGATCAACCGGAAGTGGAAGTTATCGAACTCACGGAGCGAGATTTTCAGAGGATATTTTCACAATAGGAGTCTGTAATGGACCAGAAAACCATGAAGCAGATGCTCGACGACCTCGGCAAAGACTGGGAAACCTTCAAAGCCGCGAACGACGAGCGCCTGGACAAGATAGAGGCCGGCGGTGGAACTGCCGAAATAGACGAGAAGCTGGTCAAGATCAACGCCAGCATGGACGGGATCGACGCGGCGCGAGAGACCGCAGTCGCCGAGGCCAAAATGATGGCCGACCGCGTGGACGAGCTGGAGGCGCAGATGGACGGCCTCGGCACGATCCCGGACCCGAAGGACCGCAAGGACCTGAAGGAGTACAAGGACCTGTTCACGGACTGGCTGCGTTCGACCGCGCAGTACGGCGGCAAGATGGCCGACCCGGAGATGTCCAGCAAGCTGATCAAGCTCGGCAAGGACATCCCGGAGTACAAGGACATCAACACCGGCGTGGGCGCGACCGGCGGATTCGCGGTCCCGGAGGATATCTCCACCGAGATCCACGACCAGACGCGCCTCCTGTCACCACTGCGCGACCTGGCCAGGGTGGTCCAGATCGGCACCAGCGACTACAAGGAGCTGGTCAACATCCACGGCGAGAACTCCGCCTGGGTGGGCGAGGCCAGCGCGCGCACCACCAGCACCACGCCGTCGTTCAGGGAGCGGGCACCGACGCTCGGCACCCTGTACAGCTACCCTCGCGCAACTGAGGAATCAGTCGACGACGTGTTCTTCAACGTGGGCCAACTGCTGATCGACGTCACCTCGGTCGAGCACGCCATCGCGGAGGGCATCGCCTGGCTAACCGGCGACGGCGTGAACAAGCCGACCGGGATCTTCGACACGGCGCCGGTCGTGACCGACGACGACGCCTCGCCGCCGAGGTCCGCGGACGCCATCGAGTACGTGCCGCTGGACAACTCGTCGCCGCTGTCGGCCATCGATCCCGACGTGCTGTTCGACCTGGTCTACCTGCTGCGCGCGCCCTACCGAAACAACGCCACCTGGGCGATGAACAGCACCGTGCAGGGCACGGTCCGCAAGTTCAAGGACACCACAGACCAGTACCTGTGGGCACCCGGCCTGGTCGGCGGACAGCCCTCGACGCTACTGGGGTTCCCGATCCGCACGCTGGAGGCGATGGACGACGCGACCACCGACCTGTTTCCGATCCTGTTCGGCGACTTCCGGCGCGGCTACCTGATCGTCGACCGCGTGGGCCTCAGAATCACGGTGGACAACAACATCACGGTGCCGGGCTTCATCCAGTGGTACATCCGCAAGCGAGTCGGCGGCATCCTGCTGGACAACAACGCGCTCAAGGCCGGCAAGTTCGCCACGAGCTAACGGTCGAGTGTGGTTCGTGATCGGACCCGAAGGAAGGCGGCGCCAGTCAGCCCAAGCACTGGCGCCGCTGACCTCGCCGTGATCCCGGCGCGTTATCCCGACTGCACGGCCCTGCTGATCGCGAGCGGGCCGTCGCTGTCCAGGGAGCAGATAGACTACTGCAAGCCGGGCCGGATGGCCGGCAAGTTCGCGGCCTTCGGCTGCAACGACGCCTACCGAATGTGCGAGTACCTGGACGTGCTGTACGCGGCGGACGGGCGCTGGATCGACCATCACCGCGCACACCTGCCGCCAAGGCTACGCGTCGGCCATCGATGCTGGACGCCCGACAAGGCCGCGGCCAAAGCCTACGACGAGTGGACGCTGGTCGGCCAGGCCGCCAGGCGTGGACTCAGCACCAGCAGCGACACCCTGCACCTGGGCAATCACAGCGGCTACCAGCTGATCAACCTGGCCTACGCGATGGGCTGCCGGCGGCTGGTGTTAATCGGCTACGACTGCCACTCGGGCGGCCAGCACTGGTTCGGCAAGCACCCGGCGGGGCCGCTGGACGTGCAGACGAACTACCCGCGATACGCGAAGACCTACCACTCAATCGCCGAGCAGACGCCGTCGCTCGGCCTGACGATCATCAACGCAACGCCCAACAGCGCGCTCGACGCCTTTCCGATGATGGACCTGCGCGACGCACTACCCGGACTGGGAGATCTTTAGATGTCACGAGAAGAACAGTGGAAATATGAGAAAGCCTACTCGACGCTGGACACCTACCGCATGGGCAGCGCCAGATACAGCCTGGTGCAGGAAGACATCGCAGCGATGGAGCGCGGCCTGCGCTACCTGGACGTCGGCTGCGGCCGAGGCGAGACGCTGCACATGGCGACCCAGGCCGGCCTGGAGGCCTGGGGCGTCGAGATCGTGCCGGAACTGCTGACGGATCGGATCGTGGACGCCGACGTCGACTCGCTGCCGTTCGACGACGACGCGTTCCACTACGTGAGCTGTTACGACGTCCTGGAGCACCTGCCGCCAGGCAGCGAGCAGCGCGCCCTGGACGAACTCGGTCGCGTGTGCAGCAAGCAGCTGACGCTGTCGACGAACAACAAGCCGTCATTCTTGCCGACCGGCGAGGACCTGCACATCAACAAGCGCGAGCGCGTGGTGTGGGAGGACGACATTCGCACGCGGTGGGGCAACCAGGCGCACATCTTCTACAAGGGGTACGGGCACCTCAACACCGAGTGGCACTGGCGGATCGTCTGGCAGTGATGGACGCCCGCGGCAGATACGCGTCTAGCTCGTACTTCCGGTTGAAGAATCGCAGGTACTGGGCGCGGCTCAGTCGCGAGTTCGAAACCTGCGAGTACCAGAACGTCAAGCCCTACACGGCGAAAGAATACGCAGAGGGCGTCGGCCGGGTCGAGTCGCTGCGGTGGGCGCTGGAGTGAGGGCGTTCCTGCACTACGAGCGCCGGGCCAAGCACCAGCTGGAGGCGATGGTCGCGTTCGCCGACGGCCTGGTGCAGCACGGCGTCCACTGTGACGTCAGCTACGACACGTCACCGGCCGCGCGCGCCGACTTCGTCGTGTGGTGGGGAGACAAGGTTCCAGAGGGCCTGCGAGATCAACCGCGATTGATCCTGGAGGCCGGCTACATCAACGGGCGATCTGGCGACTACGTCCGGGATCGCCTGCAGTTCATATCCACCGGGTGGAACGGGCTGCACGGCCGCGCTGATCCCGGTCCGCCAGATCGCCCACCTGACCGCTGGAACGCGCTGGACGTGCCGCTGCTGCCCTGGCGGCAGCAGGGCACGCACATGCTGATCTGCGCGCAGCATCCGAGCGACGCCCAGTCGCCGCCAGCAGACGACTGGCTGGCGGCCTGCGAGGAAGCCTGCCGGCTGCACGACTGCATCCTGCGCCCGCATCCACTGATGGCGCCGAACATGCGCTCGCTGGCCTGGGCGCTGGACGACGCGCACAGCGTGTTGACCTGGAGCAGCACCGCGGCCATCGAGGCGGTGCTGACCGGGGTGCCGACGGTGGCGCTCGACCAGGGGTCGATTGCCTGGGACGCCTGCTCGCACTCCGTCGCAGAGGCGCCGTTTCTAGGATCGCGCGAGCAATGGGGCTACAATCTCGCGTACAGACAATGGACGGCCGCAGAACTGCGCGCCGGCGAAGCATGGGAGACGATCAGACATGGGTTTGCGACTAAAGACTGCACCTGACGCCGACGCGATCACGCTGGAGCTGGCCAAGAGCCACCTGCGCGTGACGACCGACGACGAGGACACCCTGATCAAGACCTACGTCGCCGGGGCGATCAAGTGGGCCGAGGAGTACATGCGCCGCGCCGTGATCGACCAGGACTGGGAGCTGACCGGCGACCTGTTTCCGATCCGCGCACCGTTCGAGATCCGGCTTCCACTTGGCCGATGCTCGGCGGTCAACAAGATTACGTACCTGGACAGCGACGGCGCCACGCAGACCCTGACCGGGCCGACGTCCGGCAGTCCGGCTGGCACGGACTACCAGGAGGACCTGAGCGACGACGAGGGTGGACGCATCCGTCCGAACTCAGACGAG